GCTAAGTAAAGCTGTGTTGCCAAAATTACTATTACTATTGGTAATAGTGCATTCTCCACCTGAAGCCGTCCAGTGATGCACGTTTGAGCCGATAACAAAACAGCTGACCTCTTGCGTTAAGGCGCTATTTGTGACCTTGAAGCCGAAACTTCTATAATCCACTTCATAGCATCCAGTGGAAGGAGAAAAGTTCCCAGAGATTCGCGACCTTACATTGTTACTATCTGCGTTTATGTACTCGTTGTATCCACTGCAAGTCTGCCAAGAGCCTCCTGTGTAAATCTGCCAAGCATTCATGTCACGCTGAAGCGCAACAATTGTGAACTGGGCTACGACCATTGAGCGTAGTCCTGAAACACCATCACTTCCGTCAAGATACATGCCGCACATGCCGTAGTCGGAGCGCAAGCTGCAATTAAAGACATATCCAGAACTGCCTTTAACAGAATCTGTCGCAGCTGAAACCTGATTGTCAGGGTATTCGGTGGTGATTTGTGTTTCGCCTGGATTTATAACTTCAACGTCAGAAGATGAAAGATTGAAAGCGGTTGCGATTTTCTGGTAATAAGCGGTTAAATCAGACTGGGAACAGAAAGAAAAGGCTTGAAGCAGGTGATGAGAAGATTGATAGGTAAGAGAATCTTTAAAAGTAAAATTAAAAAAGAACGAACCTCCAGTGGTTTTGAATAAACTACCTCTGTCGGTTACTGGATTGCCGCCTGCACTTGGTACGGACCTGGGACGTATGACACTTTTACGAAGGTCAGCACCAATAATTGAAACTCCTCTTGGGAGAATAATTCCCGTGTCTTCAGAGTTAAAAGCTCTTAGGTCTTCTTCGGTAGGCTCGTAATCATTAGGCCACTGGCTCACGGTTAGACCCGTGCTCGGAGTGTTGTCAACAACGTATTCGCTGGCAGCGACTTTGATTAGAACACGGTCATACAAATCATTCCCAACTCCGCTTTGAACGGACAAGCGAGCTGCCTCGATTAGCCCTCTATTGAGGGTTTTGAATGGTGCTGACTCCGAGTAGCCGCAAGTAAGCTGTTGATTGCTTAGAGGAGGAGTTACCGTATTGTCTGCGATACCGGCGACAAATTTGTCAGAACCAATCTCATGGTTAACGTAAAGCGTTGTCGTAGACGTTGAGTCCACTTCCCCGCCAGCAAGACGCAACACCGCGCTGGTGACTTCGCCAGCCTGAGTGCGGAACGTGTTTTGACTAATGTCAATATTGTCAATAGCTCCAGGCTGACCCGGTGTAACGATTGCCATTTAACCGAATGCTCTTTGTCCCACTTTAGTCATTATACTCCCACTTTTAATGCAATTTCGCCAGATGTCGCGAAGTTGGCCGAACCAACGATCACATCCGTAGCCCTGACGTTCACCGCAATGTTCGTTATCAAAATATTTGTAGCGTAATAAAGCCCACCTCTAGCCAAAACACTGCACGTATCGCTGACCTTCCGCTGCATTAACCAAAATTCCGCTTCAGCTTTCGCGCCTCGCTCCGTCAATTGCAGAAGCTGAAGCAAGTAGCTTGGGTCTACGGGCCTGTCTCCGCTAGCGGACGAATGTCCTGCCTCTCCAATTTGGAAATCAAATTTCCCACCACCGGTAATGATACTTTTTATATTTTCGCCAAATTTCTCGCCAACCTGAGTGGTATCAACAGCCGCACCGTCTAGTTCTAAAGACCACTCAGCTAACTCGCATTGCAACACCCAAGGGAAACCGTTTACCGCACTCCTTGGCGTAAGGTCTGCGTCATCATACTCAGCAGTGCCTGCGGCAGGGCTCTGATAAGAGGGCGCAAAGTCGCAAATACTTTCAAGCGTCACCTCATCTCTAACGTCGCTGAATCTGTAGTCTCTGACGCCTGAAACGCATTCAGTTAGAGCATTGTTGTAATCCTGAGTACCTGCCGCAGCAATTAACAAAACGTTAAAATCGTACTGAGCCAAGTTAACTTTGTTGATAGACCCACCGTTAACAGCAGAGCAATAATCTGTATAAAAGCTGAGCCTGTTTAGGGAATCTTTATAAACAAAATACTCCGCACTTTTAGCTCCAACGCCACAGTAAAAGTTATCTGAATCTTCTCCTACACCTCTTTTGTAGAAAAAATCATCGTTGTCTGCTATGTGAGAACGATTAGGGCCTGTTTCAAGAAATCCTCCTGCATACATTGCAGAGCCGTTTGAGCACTGACCTGATAAAGGAAGCCCTTCCTGGGAGAAGAGATACACCTCATCCCCTGACCAGAAATCTTGATTACTTAAAACAATAGCGTCAATATCGGCCCTGAGTACTGAAGAGCTTACAACAATAGGCAGCGGCGCTTCTCTTCTTAGTCGAACAATTCCATCAATTCCAAGTACCGCCATGGCATTAGAATCCTCCAGTTAAAGGTCCAGAAACCTGGAAGCCAACGCTGCAAGAGGTGACCGCACCAACAGAAACGCTGGGGGAAATACTTGTCAAAACCGCAGAACCGCTTAACTGGCTGCCGCCAGCGGAATCCAAAACAAGCTCAATGTTGCTCAAGGGTTCTGAGGAATTATTCAAAACATCGTTGAAAAGCGCTGTTGCGCTTGCCTCGGCTGGGTCGTACATGATTTCAGCAGTGCCCGTTGCTCCTCTTAAGCCGGAAACGTAAGAACGATCAAAGACTCCAATCCCGGTAGTCTCCAAACTGTCTTTTGAAATGTTCAACGACCAAGAGCGGACGCGAGCAACCACCGTCCCCCGCCACCTGAGTTGTCCGTTACTGCCAGTGCGAACAGCCATAACTACAAGCCTTTTGAATCATTCTACTCACTAAAGTCAACCATCCAATGTTCCAATTAATTTCACGGTGACTCTTGATCGATTATTGAAAACTGACTGGACCTGAGGAGTCTCTTGCCAACGCCAAGTAACATAGCTTGGGATTTGAGCTTGCAAGGCAGAGTTCATTCCATTGAAGATCGACGATGGCAGGGTCAAGGCAGTGCCTGAACCATAAGCAGAATTAAAACAAGCCAAAATCGTTGTTAGCTCTGCATCGTCAGCCGAAAACTCTAAGTCCAAAACAGCGTCGAATGCTTTGCTTCCGTAAAGCCTTGTCGTACCAGCGCCGCTGATGCTGTTAAAACGCTTAGTGGGATAATCGCCAACCGTATAGGTGCGCTGAGTAGGTATAAGTGATGGAAAAGAAACTGTCATTAGCCGATCAAGCCCTCCAAAAGCCAGTTGCTGTCATTGTCAAAACCATCGACGACCAGGCTTTCATCATTACTGTTGGTTGGAAAGTGAATAGCCTCAACCTCAATGTTACCGTCTTCGTCAAAAGAAAGAGATTGAGTCTTGTATGTTTGGACGTTAGTGCTTCCACTGTTTATGCAGAACACTGAATCAGAAAAACTTGTTGAGCCGTTTTGTACAAGCATTGTTGTCTCAGTGATTTGTGTTGAAGCCCCATCCCAAAGCAGAACAGAATAATTGCCATCAGCGAGTGGCGGCCAAGAAGTGATTGTTCCATCGGATGCGATGGCACCGTTTTGAGGCTGGTCAAAAGTTGTTGTCTCAAGCCCTAGCTTGAATACGCCACCAATATCGAGATTGGCCTCGCTAGGGGTAGTCTTGAATTTAATTGAATGAGTTACAAGTCTGCGGAATCTGCATTCCCATTTGCCTCTGTCTATTGCATGTCTTTCGCTTGTCGCGAAATCGCTAATATCAATCGACTCTATAGGCGCAAGGTTTTCGACTCCAGCCTCTCGAACTATGACTTCTCTGACAACAGGAAATAGCCCCCTGGAGAAATCTCCAGTCTCGTTTCTCTCCTCTCGCCATTTTACGGAAATTCTTGGCGGTATACGATCCGCCGCGTCAAAATAATTTAACTCAAAAGAGCCATCAATTATATTGCCTGACGTGAAAAGTTGAGTTATTGTTTCTGGCCCTTCAAAATTAGCTACGGGCTGCAATGCAAACTTACCGTTTCTTATAACAAGATCCAGGAGGAAGTCAGCGGCTCTTTGGGCTCCCCATGTTCTAAGATTTTGCTTTTCAGTAACAGCACCGTCAAAGAAATACTTTCTTGAATAATTCCAGTCAGCAGCGGAATCAAAACTCGCTTTATCGATCTGTTGGGGGCTCATTATTGAACCAACGCCGTACCTGTCGTTTGTAAAGAGATCGTATAGCACGTCAGGGAACCTGCTGGTGGACCTAACGCCTTTATTCACGTAAGCACTAAACTGCTGAAGACTTTTTACCTCTTCACTGCTTTTAATATTCAATCCCACGATTGCTGACGCGAAATATCTTGGAACTATGGCACTGCTTGAAACATTGTTTATGTAAACAATTTCATGCTCAGGTTGAGAGGCGCTGCTTGTGACTTCATTGTAAATAAAAGCCTCCGCTATTTTTGCGTAAGAGTCCACGTAATATGGGCTATCTTCTCTGCTTCCGGCTAGCGTAAGGCCTCCTTTTGGATAGAATACCGATACACTAAAACTGTCAACATTTCTAGGAATAATTTCGCCTGAGAATTGCAGTACCACCCCACCTTCGTTAATTGTTTGAATGCTTTGCACCGAGTAATCCAAAACAGCTAGCTGGCCAGCAGCTGCACCTGTGCGTATTTCCCAGGACGATAAAGGCTCGATCCGTATCTCGTATCGATTCTCAAAAGTAAAATCTAGCTTAAGATAGTTGTAAACATCGACGCCAGTAGCACTTCTCGCTCCAAAAATAGTGCTTATTTCGGTAAACTCTGAATTGCTTGCAGCTACTCGATAAGAAATGCGAAAAAAGCTATACCTTAACTCTGGGCCTGTATAGGTGCCGCTAGCAAAATTTACAGGCGAAGCGCCATCAGCGTCCTCACCGTTAAAATTGTCACATGCCTCGTCGTCTATCTGAGAGTAAGTTTTAGTATCTCTAAAATTACAAATGCCTGAAACGTTTAACTGCAAGCGACTTCTAAAGCCTATTTCTATCATCCTAGAGCCACGCTCAGTCACGATATTGGCTATAGCGCAACGCATAATATGAGCAGTGCTGCTTGCTATTCGGGCAGAGCTAGTATCAGCGTCACTTAGGGAGACAAAATCAACTGCGCCTTGACGAACTACCGTAAACTCCGCCGTCATATCCCTGCCCCCACCCGTAGGAGTCAGGTCAGCATCAGAAATGAATGGCTGCAAGCTGCGGTCAGAACAAATTGCCAATGCGCTGCCAATTTTATAAAGCTGACCAATGTTTATTAATTCGTCGTACTGCTTTTGACGCCCCGCTACAGCACCCGCGACATCTCCTACAGTCGCTTCTCCCAAGCCTCCTCCGCGAGTAAAACCATTTGGGTAATCATCCAGGGCGCATGAGCTTAGAAGCCTATAGCTAAGCTTTTCACCCGTATTTACTAAAACACTATTTCCAGATGTCGGAACGCCATTCTTTGCGTACAAACAAGATTTGCCAGCGAAGATTGTGTTTTGCTTATCGCGATTTGCCAACTCTTGCCAGTCTGACTTGCAATTTACTTCGTTATCAGTTCTTACAGTAAACTGTCTGCCTGGCCTGAATACAGGATTAACCCTGTAACCCAGATTGTTGCCAATGAATCCATATACCCCTATTGAGGTTTGCGTAGAAGGCTTTGAGGTGAAACAAAAAGCAGGTTGATAACCTCCGTTTGCATT